GACCTGTGTTGCAATCTTCTTGGCTCTAGCGAAGGCGGTTGAATCGATCTTGCGCGGTGGCTCGCAGACCCACGAGAACTGACACCCACGCTTGTTTTGCTGGTAGACCACGCCACAGATCGTCGCTGGGTAATTCTTGTGCTTGGTGCGATTGATCGTGACCTGAGCGACGGCGATTTTACCTTCTAGTGGCTCTGCTGGCGCTTCGAAATAGATGTTGCGGGCCAGACAGTTTACTTCGTCGGTATTAGTGCTATCGGTCGAAAGAGGAGCGACCGCAAGGGCTAATCCGACAATGAATGACAACATGACGGAGCCTCCGGTGTAGTGGGTGACGGTTTTTCTGTTCCCTAGAGAAACCGTCAAACTAGGTCAAACGAAACGCTTAGTTCGCGTATTCGTAGGACGGGATGGTGTCGTAGACGCCATTTCAAACTTTATGCCGATTACGGTGGTCATCTGCCGGATTGCGCTGCTCGCTTCGGTCTCACGTCGATCCCATTTCACGCCCAAAACCCACTTACACTGCTAAGTGGACGTGACGGCTTCGAAGCCGTGTCCGTGTCGAAATCTACAAACATCGAATTACAATCATCCCACAACCTCAAACCTAACGACCTGTTCTTCAAATCGCAAGGAATTTGACTATTTATCTCTTCGAATCTTCTGGTCCGTCGCCCTGTGAAATGAGGGACTGACAGAGGGAGAGGAGTTCAGTAACCGTACAGAACCCCATTTTGATCTTTGGGGTAAAGGTGGAAACTTCAATCGTTTCCTCCCCGGTGATTAATTCGTGATCGATCCCTTGCGTAATCAACTTCTTGACTCGTGTAGCAAGTGCTGCTATGTCGTCCCCAGTCTTTCGGTTCTGTGCCGGTGCGTCCCGAAATGGGATGTCTTCCGGAATACTCATATTGAAATCGTCCATTATGCCGCCTTTTGTTTGGATTCGTAGATATCACGGTATTTGATCAAATCCTTGACCCACGGGTCCCGCTTCTCTTGGAAGAGTTGGGTGCCCTGCCCATCGACCGCGATGATGATGACTGTCCGGTTGATAGGGATGCCGGTCAGTTCTTCGAACATGATGGCGTATGCCGCCGTCTGCATGTAGTATGAATGGATGTAACTGGACTGCTTCGGCTTCTTGGCCGTCTTGAAATCGATGACGCTGAGGACCCCATCAAACTCTGCGATGCAGTCCACACGACCGGCCATGCGAAGGAATTGGGAATACAACCCACCTTCCAACACCCGAATGTTGTCGATCCGTTCAAGGTATGGAATGACATCCTGAAACGCATCGATCTCCAGAAATGTCTCTGGCTTCTGGTAGGGTTTGTTACGAAGATAGTCTTCCGTAAGCCCGTGAAAACGATCCCCGCGTGTGCGACCTTGCTCTGAGAGAAAGTTCGCCGTGCTAGGCCCAACCTTCTTCCGCCACTTCTCAATGCCCTCTCTCGAATGTTCAGCGAGGACCGTCGTGACGGAAGGGAAGGATTTGTCTCCGACTTTGTACAGGCGCTCACCCGTCTTGAAGGTGGTCGCCTTGATCTTGGGGAGTTTAACGGGCAGATGAACGAACGTTTTTCTCATATTCCATTTTCGCAATCAAGTATTCGCGCACGATGCGTCCGCGCACAATGTCTGGAATTCCAAACTCAATATGTTCAAACGAATCCATTGCCAAGGAAATCGCCATGAACTTGTTAAATCCAGACTCGTCGTTTCTCTTGGAAAGGTCTGTCTGGTAATGGTCTCCACAGAACACGATCCGGCTGTCTTCACCGAGTCGAGTGATGATGGAGTTGAATTCTTGGTCGTTCAGATTCTGGGCTTCGTCTACGATGACGATGGCCTTATCCAGCGTCAGCCCGCGCACAAAGGAGGTAGACAAGAACTCAATGAGCCCTTGTTCCTTGAGGCGCTGATACGCCTTCCCTTCGAAGCGGGGAAGGAGTTTGTTACAGATGTCGATGTACGGCTGGATGTAGACTTCCGTCTTTTCGACTTCTGTTCCCGGTAGAAAGCCGATGTCGCGGGACGGGACTGCCGAGCGCACAATGATAATGCGTTGGAAGTCTCCAAACTCCAAGACTTGTTGGAGGGCCTTGTAGAGGGCGATGTATGTTTTACCGGTGCCCGCCGATCCATACAAGAAGATGGCAGGAGCCCCATTGCGGTACATATCGAAAAAGATTTGCTGATTCTCGGTCAACGCTTCAACGCGCTTGAGATCAGCCGGTTTGACTTTGTTCTTGGATTCCTTTGGTTCTTTCGTGGTATCGAGTTCTTTACGTTGATCCCGTGACAGGTGACGTTTCGAGGTTGAGAACGACATGCTACTCCAAAGAACGGCGTGGAGAAGGAGTCGCTAGTAATACCGTGAGTTTTGTTTGATGATGGACCCCGGATTCGAGTTGTGAATCTTCTGGAGGACTTCCGTCCATCCACTGTCGGGGCGGGTGACGCCAATTCTCACAGGATCAGCCAGCGGGGTAGCGCCGAGCATCATCTGCACTTCTCGCGCCTTGCATTCCGGGCATGGCTCGTGTTCCGGGTCATTGCGATCCGGAATCTTGAGCATTTTTTCGAAGTAATGTTCACACTTCTTACAGCGATAAGCGTAGGTCGGCATACTGGTATTTATCCTTGGAAACTAGCGCGGACCAAAATCAGCGGGTGGGGATTTGAGTTTTTCAATGGCCTCTATGAGAGCCAGAATGCCATAGCCGATAGCAAGAAGGGCTTCCTTATTACTACCATCCCGAGACATTGCGCTCTCTGCGCTTCTCAGGCAGCGTTGTGCTAGTTCTTTATTTGAGTTCGGCATAGGTATTGGCGGTGGTTTTATCCCCACGGAATTCAACGAACACCGGGAGGAAGAACGATTCCGTCTGTTTCCGTTCGTCCCGGACCTTCATGTTGTATTCGATGGTCAGGATCGTTCCGAATAGGTTCTTACGGGCGTAGTCTTCGGTGATCTCGGCTCGCTGCTTCTCGGTATAGCCGCCACCGACATCTACAACACCGACCCCACACGCAGTACGACAGGTGAGACCACCCATCTTTCCTTCGTTCTTGGTGCCAACCTCGCCGGGGTACCAGCCGATGATTTCCAGATCAGCCTCTTCGACGGCCTTGAACTTGACCTGTTTCTTCGACCGCTTGTCTTCCCACGGTGCATTGAGGTCTTTGAGGATGATACCTTCTTCGCCGTTCTTCCTCAGCCGGTTGTACACGACATTGGCTTCGGTCAAAGAATGAACCAATTCCGTGTCTACGACTTTGATCTTTCGTGGTAATTCAAGGGAATGGAGGGAGGCAATTCTAATCCTGCGCGGGACGTTCCATACGCCTTTTGACACGAATTTGTCGTGTCGAATGACATCCCAGATCACGCAAACAACGCGGGAGGCTTCAAGTGGAGAAATGGTATCGTTCTTGACCCCGGCTTTATTGAGGATGCCGTTGCCGGTGGTGCGGGGAAGGTAATTCCCTTTCCCGTCTTCCACCAACAATTCTCCGTCAAACACATAGTTGGTTCCTACGAACTCAGACGAGAACACCCTGTCGTTTGTCGATACTTGTTTGGCAAGATCGCGGAATTCAATCTCCAAGTTTCCGAGGAGGTTGATTAGCTTCCCATTGCGGCTTCGAAATTCAACCTTGTCGCCTGTCACTACGGCGTTGAACCGCATCCCGTCCAGCTTGAGTTCAGCATGAGCAGGCCATGAGAAGTTATCGATCAACTTCTGGTCATACGGTTCGGCCAGCATACAGGGATACTCGTGGATGAGTCCCTTCCACGTTTTGTTGGCGGTAGACTCCGCAGCACCACAACGGAGGTCTTTTCGGATGATGCGTTCGATCACCTTAGCATCTTCCGTATCGAGCGACGTGAGGATATGGGTCAGATGTTCGACCGCTGCATTCCCCGTAACGGCTCTGGAGGACAGTTGTTTCAACTGATCCAGCGCCCAGTCCAGCGTCTTCGGTTCATCGAAAAGAGTCGCCATCGCCTGATAGCGGGGAATCTTTCTGATGTAGAATTGCGTGAATGGGTCAAGGGCAAGGAAAACGACCCTCTTGAGAAGGTCGTTTCCTGCCTCGCGTTTGAAGATTGCCAGCTTGCCCGTCTTGGACGGCTCGGCATTGATCTCTTCGAGGATTGCGTTTATCATGTCTTTAAGCTACGTGGTGGACCAGCTTTTGTCAACCCTATTCTTCAACAGCGAGGATATGATCGGCGGAAACCACGAACAACTTATCCCCATACCCCGGCAATTCCACACAGTTCTTCGGGAAAACGAGAACGCGATCCCCAACTTTGAGGTCGATGGGCTCAGTGCCCTTGATGGTGAATCGCCCCGGCCCAACGCCCTTGACGATAGCGGTGACGGGCTGGGAACCTTCAGCGACAGATGGGATGTACAACCCACCAGCGGAACGGTCTCCTACGGCTTCAAGCTGAAGAAGAACGCGGTCGAACAATGGACGATAAGACATGGTTATCGAAGAAAGGGGAGGGAAGTGGTGACCACAGCGTAGAACAAGTCATCTTTGACGCGCTGTTCCGGTGGAAGTTCGCTATAGGGGACGAGACATGGATGGGTCTTGGCATCGGCATCCTTCACTGGGCCATATACCCAACCCTCACTGATCTTATGCTTGGACCAGTTTTGGTGTGACTGCTCCGGGGTTGTTACCACGCCCTGAACGATGGCGTTGACTCCATCAATAGCACTGCGCTGCTGCCATTCTGGTGCATCGTCCCACAATGGCTGAGAGTTGTCGCCAATACTCTGGCAAAAAGCGCGATTGACGTTGTGGGCAATCGCAGCGACCAAACCGAGATCGAATGTCATATTAGTTCTTGACCTCGGTCACCGCCACGTAGAGTTCTTCGACCGCTGTGTGGAGGGCAGTTTCGGCTGCCATATCACCCTTGTGATAGGCTCGGGCCAGCTTACGAACCACCTTCTTATCGAGTCCGGTTTCTTCACAGACCTTATCCACGATGTTCTTGATCGTGTCTTTGGAGGCTTCGGCTGCCGTCATCGCTACATCGATGTCATCGAGAGCGGATGTGAGGGTCTTCTTTGCGTCTGAATCGAGTTGGGTTGTGGTCATGTGACGATGTAAGAGTGTTGTGCTGCCTTCGCCTTCGTGACGAGGGCTTCGAGTTGCCCCCACAAAAACTGAACTGATCCGTTGTGGGCCGGATTGTAGAGAGAGGATTTGAAGAAATCCCATTCCTTCAAGTACATATCGTTCTTTCCGCCCCGGCTCATGTTGGCCAATCGGTCGGCCAGCTTGACGGCGACCCCCGATTCGGACTTCGCTATTTCAGGATAGGTCAGGCGGTGTCCTTTGATGCGCGGGATGCCCTTGGGACAGGAGAGAAGGATGACATCATCCGCGATCTTTTTACCAAACAGATCGTACACGTCACAGTATAGCGCCTTGGTATCTTCGATAACGTCGTGTAGGACGCCCGTGATGATCGTGTCGAGGTCTACTTCCGCCCGAACCAACCAGTCCACAACTTCAAACAAGTGGTTGAGATATGGTTCGGTGGTGTTGTACTTCTGGTCTCCGTGGTACTGATCAGCAAACCCTACAGCGCGTGAGAACACAGCATAATCACGAACCTCAAGTCGAGGGAGCCAAAGATGTCGTCTGGTACCTTTTGCTTCAATATGAATTTTCATGCTACCAATCTACATTCCAGTTTGCTTTATCGCAAGGGGTTCGGCCCGATAAAATCGAATGAGATTGATCAAATACACCATGTTGGCGGCGAACACCAGACACCCGCCACGAAATGACCAAACTTGATCGATGGATGGGTAGTAGAACATGTTGAACACGCCCCACGATGTGAAGAACGCCACCTGACCCCAATGGATACCGCGCACAATTCGTTCTCTGAGTAGCTTGTGGGTGGAGAGGGTAATCATCACCGCCCCAAACGTTTCAAAAAGACCGTTAATTACATCACCGCTCATCTAATCACCGCTGGAAGAATGTCAACTACATAGACCCGACAATGCATTACGTCTCGTTCCCGAATGATGCCACTCCACAATTGCCCGCGTTCGAACCAACCCATTACACCACTAGGCAAATCGGAAACGTTGAGGCAGTGTTTCCATCCCTCTTCAGGAGTACGAGGGAAGGGACCCATGAGGGTTGTGTCTGCACTCATGTAGTAGGTGGGGCATACAGATTACGAATGGCCGTGGCTTTCTTTCGGCAGCACTGGTCGCACATACCAATGTGGTTACTACACGATTCGGTGACCAACACAGCTTCTACAGCAGCCTGAGATGGTAGAGTTCGTGCCGGTTGATTCGCTTTGACGAAAGTAATAGCTTCGTCAACTACTCCAATTAAAAGATCAAATGCTTCAAATTCCTCAGCCGTTCCTCGGTGTTCTGCCCGTGAAGTAGCAATACCTTCACGCAACCCTTCCAGCTTTGATGTTAGTAAATCGTTCATCGGGGCATGTTCTCCACGGCGCGCACAAAGGCTCGCACGTCTGATTTGTAAATGCCAGAACCATTGGCACAGTTGATTTCGATAATCCGGGTGCTATCATCTTTCAAAACGGCAACATCAATGACGAACACAGGGGCTGGCTGCCACTTTAGCACTTGTTCTTGAGCATAATCCCATGCTAGTTGGTCGTGATAATTGATGACGTTTTGACTAGTGTTCGCACGAACAGTCAATTCTCGCTTGTAGATTCTATCTTCTTTCCAGCATGTGGAACCGGTTACCACTTTCTTGTCAACCACAAAGAACCGGTACTCCATCCAGATCGGCTGAAGCGGCGCGATAACAACCCGCGTGTCTTCGGTGACATCCGTCTCATATTCGATACAACGATCCCGCCATGCCTTGAATCGGTTCCAGCCGATGATCATCCCAGCGAAAGCTTTCCCGTCGTCTACAGGCCGAATAAAGCGATCCCCGCCGTACTGAGGAACGTCTTTGAAAGGATAAACCTCGCCTTCATAGTTCAGCATTTCTGAACCGAAAATCGGCTTCTGGACCTCATAGCTGAAGTTGTCGTTCCACCAGCAGCCGGGATTCCAATATTTCTTGTCGCGGGCAATACGGCACAGGGTAATACTCCCGTAGACCACAGAGGGACGATCCTTATGCCCCTGTGGTAGCCCTTCGATGGTGGTCGAGAAGGGAAGTACCTTGACCTTGGTATACGGCAATCCTTCAGCGTCCAAGGCATTGCGGAACGTTTGAAAATCATCGCTCGCAATGCCATTACACTGAAGAAGCCACGTAAGCTTTTCCATCTAGTTTACCAGTTCGACATCAGAGATAAACTCGTAGATAGCCTTCGCTGTCAGCCGGGAAGCCGAATCAACATGCACCGTTTCTGGGAGTTTCGTTGCCTTGAGCGCCGTGTCGGCACGAACGAACCATGTATCAGCCAGTTCCTTTACGGCCAATAGGTCCCATTCTCCGCGCTTGATCGAACGGATGAGTTCCCCACGGTACCCATCGCGGAAGACATTCATTTCGCCGGTTTCAAGAAACTCAACACCCATTTGGAGCAGCCGAACCGCATGGGCAGCCATTTTGGTGTCATACCCATACTTCTTGATGAGGTTCTTTCGCTTCTCCCCCATGTACTTCTGGTGGAACTTCGCGTGGAACCAACGGATGTATTCCGCCGCCCACTGGTAGGAACGCTCCTGCACCGGGAATGGTGGGGTGGCATTTGATCGACCCTTGAGAATTATATCAAGGGTTGTGGTACGCAAATCAACAAGATCGATAGCCGTATCATACGCGGCAATATATTCAGGCTTGAGGGTTTGCATCCGCTCAAGCTGATCCTTCGCGTAGTTGACGAATGCGCCGTATGCCTTCTTCGTAGCGAAGAGAGAACGGTTTTCGACCATTCGCTGCCACGGTCGTTCGTTAACGATGTAGAAGTCCGGTCTGAGCCAGAGGGTGCCGAGCACATTTGGATTTGAACCAATGAGTAATCGAGCCATCTTCTGAAACGAATAGAACACCACATCGAGTTCGTCTTGCTTCCAGACCCAGTGCTCAAATTGCTTGGTGCCGAGCGTATAGGTGATGGGCGGGATGATCACCCCCATGTAATCGATGTCGTCTACCGCGTCGGGATCGGTCGGAGGCACGTAGGTGCCGTGGCTGTGAGAGCCGATGAGGGAGAGCATGACGAGACTATCCTGAAGTCGAAAGTCGTGCTCAGCATTGAACGCATCGATGATGCGCTGGTCTACTCTATTCGGAGGCAAAGAGGTCATATTGAATTGATTTTGGGCCGGTCATGTACGGTGGACCAAGCATTTGTTCTTTGAATTCCGCCTGATCGCGTTTCCATTTTGCGTCGTAAATGGCGGTCCACTCTGGTGGGTAGATCACATTACAGCCAGACCAGCCCACATACCATTTACCGTCGATCTTCTTAAGCTGGGGTATCCAGATGCGGTAGAATAGAGGAGCTATCTCTTCGTCGGTATAGCCAGCTAACCCACAGCCAATGCGGGTGAGAAAGAACGTTTCGTCCTGATGTTCTCTGACGTATTTGAAGAAAGCGGCTGCCGCTTCTTTGATATCATGAAGCGGAAGTGTCGTGTAGGGATCAGCTTTAGTGGGGATCGCGTAGGCCATGCCTGTACGCCCTTCTCCCACGCCCATTTCTGCCCCACAATTAAGGCGCGCAAATCGTGCTGCGCCGCCTCCATGAATGCCCCGGAGGTTCGACCCGAACACAAACACCTGTCCGGGTTTCCATACGTGTTCTGGATTGATGTAGGGAGTCATGCCCCTTCCGGGACGCGGTATTCGTCGGTGAATACTTTGTTTTCGTTGGAGTTGCGCCGTGTCTTGATGGTGACTAGCAAGGCTTCCAACACAATCTCTGCTTGTTTGATCTTTCCCGCCCGCAGGAGATACAGGGCGTCCGTAACTTCGTTCTCGATCAACATAGTGTTCCTCAGCAGACGGTTTACTTACGACGGTGTTTCGGGTGGTTTCATGTCGCAAAACGTTCCGCGACATCCTTCAGGAAGGTCTTCCCCACACCCTTCGCATACCTCTTTCTTCGGAGCGAAAATGCGGTCGAAGTTTTTGTGGAACTCCTCTTTCGAAATGGAGAGAGGACGAGGCTTGCTGCCCTTCCCATTCATGCTGGAACGTATTCCTTGGCGTCGGCGTCGATTACATCAGAGCCCCCGAACTCTTCATCGTTCAAGTCGGGCACCGGCATCGGTTCGATTTTAATACAGGCAGCGATCAAAAATGAACCAAAGATCGCTAGACAGATTGCAAGAAGAATTTTATCCATAAGGAGGGAGGAGGGTGAAAGAGCCCCTGATGGGAGTCGAACCCACATTTTCAGTTCCTATTACGGCGATCTGTTTAGAAGACAGAACCGACTACAGGGGCAGTTATTCGGGCGGAAGGTTGAGCGTTCTGATATCCACAGACGCACTATCCCGCACCATTCGGCGCAAGTTTTCAAGATTGGTCACGGCCTCGACAGGAGTCGAACCGGTTGCGCTCCAATCTGGGAAGTCTGGGTACGTTGCCGTCCAGAAATCCGGGAGAATCGAATTCTTCAGGACTGAAATTCGACTCGGTTGAATGTGTTCAATGTCCATAAGTGCTGAGAGAGGGAATCGAACCCCCACGTCTTGCGACACCGGATTTTAAGTTCGGCGCGTCTCGCCTCTTTCGCCATCCCAGCGCGGGTTCGAAGAAGAAAGGTAACTACGATATCTTCAAATGTCAAGGGGATTTTGCTTGTGATCCCCATTCGACAATTTCTGATGCCAAAATCGTTGCGCTCACCCTTACGCGCCGATAACACCGGCTCCAGATCGCCTACGATCTCTTCTCCGTTCAAGTATTTAGCACCGCGCAATTCCCATTCTCGATATGATCCAATCGGTTTCACTAGTTCCAGATGACCAGCGAACACTGCATGGACGTTATTGGGAGAGAATTCCCTACCAAATTCATTGCCATAGAGGGCGCGCATCCGGACTTTTGGGTCCCGAATGGTGCGCCGGAAGAACTGGCCTGATTGAATCCCGTCTTTTCCAACCAAATCCGACACTTTTCGGGCAAACGATTGCACTTCCGGGTGGTGAAATTGAATGGGCTCGTGTTTGAGCGACAAACCCCCAAATTGTTGCCAGTGGCGAGCAGCCGTACCGCCGATTTTGTAAGAAAGGAACACCATCGGCTTGTACTTATCGTCTACCGCGTCCACCAAACCCAAAATATCGGCTTTTTGGTACCGATTTTGGTTGCGAACGAACATTTTGATGCGATTGGTGACGTTTCCGAAGCGAATCATGAGCCCATCACCCCCGGCGACCCGTCGAATGTGGGTGTTGAGGGTCAAAACCTGCTCTTCTTCGACCGAAATGCCTCGCATATCGCCTTCTCCACCGAAATCTCGCGTTTTTTGGAGGTCGGAGAAGCGATAACTCTTCCCGTTTTCACCAAAAAGCTCTGCCGAGCGGAGAATTTTGGTATTTTTCGAGGCAACCGC